CATCTCTTGAGCTATCAGACAAGACTCTTGCTAGTCATAAGAAAGAGTATGAAGCTGAACGTAACAAGCTATTCCGTAAATCTAAGACCAATTAGGAGGAGATAGGATGAAAGGATTTCAAGGATATCCAATAGAACCTTGCAAGGATTGTAGGCATGAGAAGGTGTGTAAGTTCATAGCTATCTTCCAAGAGATGAAGGATGCTGGTGTACCAGTAGACTATGAAGACCCAAGCCTTTGTACCGCATTCGAACCTGAAGTAGGAGATGCTGGTATAGAGGAGCTTATCAAGAGCATGGTTAAGGGTAACCCTAATGTACAGTTCCTGTCTATGGATCAGTACACTAAGGAAGCTAACGATAAGATAATTCGTAACCACCTTAGTAAGACTGACCCAGATGCTGCTATCAAACAGATGAATGAGCAAATTCTGAAGGGTATACGTGAGTATCAGGTAGAGCAAGGTGTAGACCCTGATATGATTAAGTTCAACCCAGAGACCCTAACGATGGTAGGACTTGAGCCAACAGGCATTTACTCTGTACCAGGCTTTGGTGACATAGACGTTGAGTACGAGGATGATATGGAACTAGGTATGTTCTGGCTAGGTCATGTTGCTGATGAAGATGATGACGAGGAAGAAGGTACTAATTAATAGAATAGCTGGTAGAACAGGCGTGTATCATTGATACACGTCTTTTTTGTATTTTTTCAAAGAAAGGAGGGATACCATGAAACGTCCAACACTGGTATCAAGTTTATCTGCTTCATTCCGAAAAGCTACCCTACCTGAGAGTGTAGATGAAGCCAAGCAAGAGCATAGAGCAACTGTCAGGAACTTAATAGACAGTTACTTTGATGACCTAGCACAGGGCAAGGTAGAGGGCATTAGGAATGCTAAAGAGTTAGCGGAGATTATTAAGCTAGACTTACTTCTTATGGGTGATGTGACTGAGCGTACTGAACAGCTTAGTGAACTGGATGAAGTTAAGATTAATAAAGTGGCTGAGCTTATCGACCTTGATGACCCTAACATTAGCAAGTTGCTTGCTGATATGACTAAGGAGTTGAACAAGGCTAACGATGATGCTGATATGTCGGTGGCTAAGAAGGGGGTGTAGACCCCCTTTATCTATTAAGGAGGGAGAAAGATGCAAATATCCAAAGCACAACTGCAAGAGATGCTAATAAACAAGACACCATCTCTATATGCATTGAGACATAGATTCATCAAGGGAAACCCCCTTACGTTCCATAGTACGAAGAACGCAATCAAACACAGACCTTGGCAAATAGACATCCTCAATGACCAGCACCCTGATAAGGTAGTACGTAAGTCACGTCAGTTAGGTCTGTCAGAGATGGCTATCACAGAGTTTACATGGTTCTTGGATACTCATCCAAATACTAAAGCCATGTATACGTTCCCACGTAAAGAGCAAATGGAGGATTTTAGTAACACTCGTATAACTCCTATCTTTACTGAGTCAGCATACTTGAACAGTCGTCTTGACCCTAAGATGAACAACGTTCGTCTTAAAAAGCTTACTAATCAGTCAGTGTTGTTCCTACGTTCAGCGTGGGGTAGTGCACTGGGTGAGGGTACGGATATTGATATGCTGGGACTGGATGAGTATGACCGTATGAAAGATGGGGTAGAGCTAGCCTTCCGTGAGTCTATGAAGTCATCTGCATATGGTCTAATGAGACGTTGGAGTACTCCTACTATACCTGGTCGTGGAGTGGATTTACTATTCCAGAAGAGTGACCAACGCTTCTACCATCACAAGTGTGAGAAGTGTAACCACTGGCAATTCCTTACTGTTGAGGATAACATCCTACAGGTCAAGGATGATGGTATCGATATAGTTAGGGAGCAAATACAGAACGGAACGTTCATGTTCATCTGTAGCAAGTGTAAGCAAGAGCTTAACCGTTGGCATCAAGGTGAGTATGTAGCAAAGCACCCAGATGTGCATGAGATACGTGGCTACCACATCAGTCAGTTAGATGCTGTATGGATTAATGCTGATGAGATAATGCGTAACCAATTCCAGTATAAGATTAAGCAATTGTTCTATAACTACGTTATTGGTATACCCTATGCATCTGAAGGCTTGCTTATCACTGACCAAGACATACTTGCGTGTAAGAAGTATGAAGAGCCAATAGGTTACAGGGATTATTCAAAGTATCAGAAGATTGTAGCTGGAGTAGACTGGGGTTACTTCAACTGGATGGTAGTGCTGGGGCTTACTCATGACAACCGTGTAGACCTGTTAGACCTGCATTGGGTAGCTGATAACCCTAACAAGCCATTAGAGAGCGTTAACATCTTCACAGCCCTATTGAAGCCATTTGACCCAGACGTTATTGTTGCCGATAATGGTTTTGGTGCTGACCGTAACAGTTACTTAATGCAACAGTTCCCAGGTAGAGTATATGCATGTGACTGGGATACACCTAGAACATCAATACCTCTTGTGGATGCATGGAATGACAAAGGTAGACGTGTAAGGGTTGACAAGACTACTAAGATGAAGCGTACTCTATACAACCTGAAAGCAAGAGCAATAGGGATGTTTGGTCAGTGTGAGAAGCTGGATATGTTAACCAAGCACTTAAAGAACGTGAGAACTATAATGGAAGAGGAAGATGGAGAAGTGTATGAAAGGGTAACACGTGTAGGGGATGACCACTTGGCTTGTTCATTAACGTATGCATATATAGCTCTCGACAGGATACTTGCGTTGCATGAGCCTAGCACTAACCTTGATTATGACTTCATGCCTTCTGGTGGTGGAACATTTGGATACGATAGGATGTGATGATATGGAACTGTATATAAATCTGAACAAAGGGATGCACACACTCAACACTGGTAAGCTAACACGTAAGCGTGTAATGGTTAAAGGGAAGGACGGTAAGACGTTCTTCCGTATGCAATGGGTGAATCCATGGGATGCCAGTACTGGTCATGGTATGAGGGCAATCCATAATGAAGACCACTTGAAAGAGGCAATGAGACATGGTATCAATGAGCATCCTCAGTATAAGCAAGCTCTAGCTGCACAAGGGATTCATAGTGAGAGAGCACTGAAGAACAAACTACACACTAAGAGTCCTGTGTATCTACCTGAGACCAAAGAGTCAGCTATGGGTGGACAGTTCATAGATAACCACATCAGGCAGGGTGCTAACAAGTACTTAGCTATCCATGATGGTGACTTCTTCCAGCATACTGCTATGATTAATGATGCTGGGCATACCGAGTTAGAAGCTGAGCGTATGGGTGAGTTAAGTGAGCAACTACCTCACTCATTCCTACAGACTCTTGATGAAGGCTCTACAATGGACATTGGTTGGGCTACTATGGGCATGAATGGTGCTGATATGGAGAGAGCCAAAGAGCTAACCAAGATGACATATGGTGAGGATAGTCCACAGTACAATGCTGTTAAGGCTATGGAGCCAGACCCTGATAAGCAAGAGCCAGAGCAACCTAAGGAAGAGCCAAAGCTAGTGGTTGAGGATAAGCCTAAGACTGATGAGAAGCCTGCCTATGGCACACCAGAGGACTACAACCCAGATGATTACAGTCATGATGGCAAGATTAAGAACATGGCTGAGTGGCGTAGGGAAGCCACTGAGAAAGAGATGCAAGGGAAGAACAAAAAGGAAGCAATCACTCAAAGTATAGACTTTGATGAGTTGGAGAACATGGATGAAGATACAGTAGCTGACCTGCTACATGACAAAGACAAGTATGCTGACCTGCATGAGCAACATGAGAGAGCAACTAGGTTCATGCTTAATAGTCCTCTAGCTGCTGCATGGGCTTCAGCTAATGATGTGTTTGGTCAGCTATCACCTACAGCTATTGAGCATGTGTTCAGCTCACCTGAAGGTAAGTACACTGCTGAGATAGAGTCAATCAAGCCTGACATAACAGACTTAGGCATGGGCATGCATGATGTCAACTGGCACATGAATATCAAGCTTAAAGACAAGGATGGATACCGTGCTGGTAGTATCCTACGTCAGGTTGGACGTGACCATGATGGCACACTAGTCGTGCATAATGAGTTGCTAGATGTGGATGAGGACTACCAGAACATAGGCATTGCAAGCAATGTATACAATCGTAGTGAGCAAATGTGGAAGCATATGGCAAAGGGAAACAAGGTGAAGGTGAGTATATATGCTAACATCACTGTAGGTGCTTATGCATGGGCTGACAAGAGCAAGGGCTTTGACTTTGCTGACAGTTATGAGCTAAAGACTGCTAGGTCAGAGCTTAGAGAGTTCATAGATAAGAACGGTTGGGATGAAGAGGAAGTCATGAACGCCTGTGGGTATGACAGTGTTGATGACCTAGAGCATGCTTGGGAGTTCGCTGAACTAGATGATGGCTACAGGTATGACCTGACAGCACATGACTTTGAGGATATCAAAGGTGATGCCCACTTGGGCAAGGCATTCATGCTGACTAGTAAGTCCTCATGGGAAGCTGAGAAGCATATGAACACTGATGGTGAAGCATACCAAGAGCAACTACGTGACAGTAAGGTTGATGACTACCTAGCTGACACAGGTCAAGAGGACTTGGATTACCTAGACCTAGATGATGACCTTGATGATATCAGTGATGAGGAACTAGAGCAATACTCAAGACTAATGGACAAGGAGAAGATATAGATGAGTGATAAGCTGAGACAGTTCAAGAGTGTTAAGCCTGTGCATAAGCGTGAGGGCACAGAAGGATTAATCAAGACTAAGGATGGCAAGACAATAAGGGATGACAGCTGGCTACACCCTAGTGCTGGAGTGAAGCGAGTGAACCCAGAGGTACGGGGTGGGTAGGCACCACCCCCCTATCTCTAACCCCCCACCCCCTAAAGTTTTCTTTTTTCGCCTACGTAAGGAATCATGTTTCCTTTGGAGTCTCACACACGCCCCAACCCGACCACTCTACACACCACATCTAAACTTTTGCAATCCCCTATCTCCCCGACACTCCCCAAATACACCCCCTACCCCTTTTCTACAACCCCCACCCCCTTATTTTCACCCTATAAAAAAGTACGTCACCT